CGTTGTACTTTAAAGAAATAGGTTTTAATGTAGATACAAATATTTACCAAAAACAAAATTACAAACCTGTAAACGCAAAAAGATATGACAATGTTTTTGAATATATTTTTATATTAAGTAAAGGACAACCAAAAACATTTAACCCTATTATGGTTGAAAAAGCAAGGGTAAAAAAAGAAAGCGGAAAATACAGGCGAAAAGATGGAACGTTTAAAGAAAGCATTAGAAAAGCAAATAAATTAAAGAAACACACAAATATATTTTCTTATTCTATTGGTGGTCATATAGCAGATAAAATAGCATTTAAACACCCAGCAATATTTCCAGAACAATTAGCAAACGACCAAATAAAAACTTGGTCTAATGAAAATGATTTAGTTTACGATTGTTTTATGGGCAGTGGAACAACTGCTAAAATAGCAACGATAAACAATAGGAATTGGATAGGTAGTGAAATGAGTTTAGAGTACTGCAATATTGCAAATGAAAGACTAACGTAGTATTATGCACAATTATAAATAAGAATTATATTTTAATTATAACTACTTGCTTTTGCTGGATGTTTTGAGAAAATGGGTAGAGCTTCCCCTACCCTCAGTAGAGGAACGCTCTTCCCGTCTTGCTTCCGCCATCAGTTCATCGTTCACGGGTAAGCATTAAATGATAATCTTTAATGCTCGGACAATTACTTTCAATTATTATCAATCTATCTACTGGTCTTATTGCCTTCGCCCAACCATGAGAGTATGTAGAAAAACCCTTTTGGTATCTCTTTTATAACCCCGTATCGCCAAAAGTGCAGTCCGCAAACCAATACAGGGCGGGGAAAATTATATTAAGCAGTATTATAAATACAATGAATATTTTAAAATTATTATAAAATTTACAAAGGTTGTAAATAATATTTTGTAGTATGGTCTAAGTAGCTGTAAACTATATTTAACGATAACATTATAAATGAGGACATTATGAATAGAATAGGTGAGGTTATATATGAGAGAGGATACAGGAAGAATTATATCGCTGAAAAAATTGGCGTATTACCTGCACAGCTATCTCATTATATTAGAGGAACAAGAAAACCAAATAAGGAAAAGTTAAATTTGCTTTGTCATTTTTTGAATTGCAAAGTTAGAGATTTGTTTCCGTTAGGACTTGAAGATTAATGAAATATATTTTTGACATAGATAGTAGAAATTTATCTATATTTGGAAAAGATGTTATAGATGAGGATGCTAATTTGTCCGTTCATTATGTAGTTGACTTGGATGAAAGAGCATGGGGCATAAAAGATATTACTATATTTGTAGTGAAAATATCGGGAACTTTGCAAATTACTAAAGACGATGAGAATTGGGCAGATGTGGACTTATCTAACTTTATAATTGATACCGAAATTTCTAACGACCTTAAAGAAGGGATATATCCTGCTTATGTAGATATAGACCTTGATGAAAAGAAAATACAAGTTAATTTTTAGGAGAAATATGAACATAAAAGACTTAGCAGAGAAATATGAACTTACCCAAGATGACTTTTGGGAGCTTCGTAAAAATTCAGGAAAGTGGATAATTACCCACGATGCTTGCGAGAAGATCGCACAGGTAGAGGGTATCGTTTTTGAACCGCCACAAATTATAAATTATCAACCTACTGTGGTAACTGAAAATGGCGAGAAATTAAGAACTGCGAAATACGGCAGAGAAGTCTTTCGACCTGCTTGGGCGGGAACTTGTCAGAAAAAGTCTGGTGATGTGGCTATGGTGGTAACAGGTTATAAGTTAGATAACCCTGATTATAAAATATGGACTACAGGCGAAGCTAACGCTTTAAACTGTACTGCTGAATATTATCTGGCAATGGCGGAAAAGCGTGCGAAAGATAGACTGATTTTAAAATTAATAAACGCTTATGAGCATGGTATATATTCGGATGTGGAAGCAGACAATTTTGAAAAGAAGGAAAAAAAGGCATCGCAAAAACAAATAGAGCTTATTGTTGACCTTGCAGGTGAAGTAGATGTGGCAGTCAATACGGATGGTCTAACCATAGAGGAAGCATCAAATAAGATTGAAGAACTGAAAGAAGCTAAAGCTACCAAAGATGCGATAGCTATGGCAGAAGAAAAAGACAAACAAATAACAATGGAGATTGAAAATGGATAATAACAATAATTGCGGAGTTTTGTTCAAATCCGACAAAAAAACCGACAAGCACCCCGATTATAGCGGGAGTGCGAAAGTAAACGGACAAGACTATTATATTTCTGTGTGGGTCAATACATCCAAAGACGGCACAAAGAAGTATATGTCTATGAAGTTTAACGATGCGAACGAAAACAGGAGCGTATCAACGCCTGCTCCGGCAGTACATCAGACAACAACACCTGTACCTGCACCCGTTGAGCGAACTGCTGCTGATGACGACCTCCCGTTTTAAGATTCAAATTAAGGTCGGGGAGGAAACAAGGTGGGTGGACAGCGATAAACTGTTCGCCCACCTTATGGAACAATATACGAAAAAAATTCCAAACGGGGATAAACCCGCCCCTTATAAAGAAAAAGTCGAGAACTTTTTTATAAATATTGATGATGATTGGAAAAGTGCTTTAAAAGAAGCATATCCAAATGTTAATATTGAAGAAGAAATGAACAAGGCAAAAATGTGGCTTTTATCTAATGCTCCAAAGCGAAATTTGAAGAAATTTGTCAATAACTGGCTTGCGAAAGCTACCCAAAGTAAGAATTACAAACAAGAGCCTGCTGATGGTCGTTCTCAATATAAGCCCCATGTTATACCTGTCGTTGAAGATGTGGCAAGCCCAGAAGAAATAAAAGAAATATTAAGGAGAAAATGATGAGTGAAATAATAACTAAATTATGTGATGGTGACTGCGGTAATGTTTACGAAGAAAAGCATCTTAACAGGACTTGTTATGGGGATGACTTTTGCAACGATTGTATGTGCGATTTTATAAGAGAGCAAGACTACGAAGAATGTCCTTAATATATCGGCTCGTATGATATACGATGGCAAACGCCTTGATATATGCGACCACTATTGCAAAAAAGCCCCATATAAAGGACATTATTATAAGTGGTATTCGTATTTCGATAACAGGTATCTAAAAACGATGTGCATGAAATGTGCTTTGCGTGAAACATGGGGCAGTTCCTATAAGCAACAAAAAAATTATAAAAAATGGAGAGAACGATGTTCGCTTTAGGCTTGATAATAGGAATTATGCTTGGTTTACCAATTGGGATTATAATATGGCTATTATTGGACTATTTGCCAGATTAAAATTCTCGGCAAGACAGTATGGAGCTAACTTAGAGTTATACTCTGTCGGAAGGTTAGTTGCTGGGATAATTCGGTGGCTGCAAGTTGCACCAATCGGGGATAAAAAAGCCGATGGAATAAAAACTGTTTTCAAAAACGGGGGTGGAAATTCCGCCCCCTCAAATTAGGAGAAAAATGAATATTAGTGAATGTTGCGGAGAGAGATTAACCTATTATAATAAAGAGTGGGATGATGGTATTTGCTCAAAGTGTAATGAACACAGCCCAGCTTCAAGAGAAGAAGAGGAGGTAGAATGACTGATTATTGTGATTTATGTGACACTTTAAAAGAAGTGACAATAGAAAGTGACAGATTAAGAGTGTGCGAGGAGTGTAATGGAAAATATCCAGGATATGAAGAAGTGCAGTAAGTGTAAAGAAGAAAAACCCATTGAAGATTATATCAAGCATGGGATGCGTAGAAGTTCAAAGTGCGACCCGTGCAGATTAGAATATCAGCAACAAGTGAACAGAAAAAGAGCAAAATTGGAGAAGATGAACTTATGGTAAGCAAAGAAGCATATTACACATTCAAGGGCTTTTGCATAGCCTTGTTTATGATATTAGCGATTGGTTGTATGTCTAATATATTAGAGGCTAATGGCAATGATAACTGCGGTTCGTATTATAATCCGTGTTATGTGAAGGTAATGAATGATTAGGGCAGTTGTGTGGTTTAGTTGTGGGGCGGCTTCAGCAATCGCTGCTAAATATGCAGTTAAAAAGTATGATAATTGTGAAATAGTTTATTGTGATACTGGTGGAGAACATTCTTCTAATAAAAAATTTCTAAAAGATGTAGAGAAGTGGATAGGGGGGGGTATTACAATATTAAAAAATAATAAATATAATGACCATTTTGATGTATTTGAAAAGACTAAATACCTGTATGGCAATATGGGTGCAAGATGCACGACTGAATTAAAAAAGAAATTAAGGCTTAAATACCAGAAGCCAGATGATATTCATATATTTGGATACACTTATGATGAAAAGGATAGGGCTGAAAAATTTAACGAAAGAAACCCAGAATTATTGACTGATTGGATATTGATTGAAAACCAAATAACTAAGGAAAATTGTTTAGGAATATTGTGGCAAATAGGAATTGAACTACCTAAAATGTATGATTTGGGATATAATCATAATAATTGTATTGGGTGCGTAAAGGGAGGCATGGGGTACTGGAATAAGATAAGAAGGGATTTCCCTGACCATTTTAATAAAATGGCAAAAATAGAGAGGAAAATAGGGCATTCAAGGTTTAGGGATATGGAAACCAATGAAAGGATATGGCTCGATGAATTACCTGAAAATGCTGGGAATTTTAAAACAGAACCAAATATTAGTTGTGATTTAAGTTGCGGAATAGCGATAGGAGAGCTAAATGATTAATTTTATTATAAAAGGCGACCCTGTTCCCTTAAAACGCCATCGCAGCACCCGAAATGGCAGGATGTATGACCCATCTGCGAAAGATAAGAAGCAAATGTGGCTACAAATAGCGAAATACAAGCCAAAAACACCCATTAAAGAGCCTGTTGTGATGAAAGCGACATTTGTAATGAGGCGACCAAAAAGTCATTATAGAACGGGCAAATACTCGCATTTACTAAAAGACAATGTTCCAGAGTTTGCGGTAGGTAAAGCCGATTTGGATAATTTATTGAAGATGGTAGCAGATGTAATTCAAGGTAAAGACAGAATAATATACGATGATAACCAAATAGTTATGATATTTGCACATAAAATTTATGGAATAAACCCACAAACGAGGATAGACATTGAAACCATATCTTGATTATATTCGCAGTAAACCTTGCCTGATTTGCGGGCAAACTCCATGCGACCCTGACCACTTGGA